GAATCTGTGAAGGGGTTAAGCGATCAAGAGTTGATTGACTTAATGAAAGACTTTGAAACAGGGATAGAGAGGGACGAAGATGGCATCAACAATTAGCGCTGCAACGCTAACGGTCACAGTTACCGAGAGCATTACACTTAACGGTTCAAATATGGGGGCAACAAATACCCTGTCTGTTGCTTCAGTTAATGAGGTGAATCAACGTATCGTTTCACTCGATGCTAGTAATGTGAGAACATTATTCGAATTCGGGACAACAATTGGATCGGGTACGTTTGTTATGGCCAACGTTAAGTATCTCAGGATTACTAACAAAGATGACACAAATGGTGTGAGCTTGAACCTTGAGAGTGCATCGAGTAATAACTGGTTGGTTTTGCTAGCGGGGCAAAGTTTTATTCTGTCCTCTGCAACAGCTGCTATAGAGGCTGATGATGACACAACCATTGCTGCACCTACACTACAAGATATAGTGAAAATTAGTGCACACAGCGCTAATCCTATAGATCTTGACTGCTATATCGCCCTGACATGAGAACTTCATCAGCTAGTAGACGTAATTTTAGTGCAGATAGAAAGAAACCTGGTGGTTCTAATGCGGGTAAATACCCAGGTGTAAAAGACTTTGCTGGTCCATCCGGTGGCGCTCCGAAGGGATCATATCCAATAAATACAAGAAAACGGGCTAAAGCTGCACTGAGTTATGCTCGTCATGCACCTAACCCTAGTGGAATCAGGAAAGCTGTGCATCGTAAATATCCCAGTTTAGGAGGGTGACATGACAGATACTTTTGGCTTAACACAAGCACAGAGAGAGCAACTCAGACGCCAATTTGAGGCTAGATTAGCAAATAGGGCACAATTTGTTGGTGGTACTAAACGACGAACAGGACAAAGTATACCAACCATAATGAGCGGTCAAGGTGTTCCACAGTATATGCCGGGTGTGTTGCGCAACGCAGCTGGAGATACACCAATGACTGACTCTATGAGGCAATATGTAGAGAGTCTTTGGAGTAGTCCAAATTATCAGCAACAGTATACGCAGGCCTTGAGGGATTCATTTAAAACAGCAGAAACCGATCATACTAAATCACAATATTATGGTGGAGGTGGTCCAGTTTCTACCCACACTAGACATGCTTTTGGTAGTGGCGCATCAGGGCAGAACAGAAAAGATGTGAGAGCCTGGAGTCAAAATATAATGGAAGCGTATAAGAAGAAATACAATATTGGTAACAATTCTACACAGGCCGATAGAGACGCTTATAGACAAAAACAGGCTGCAGTAGATGCACGACGAAAACACTTAATCGGAGTAAGATCATAATGCCAAAAGTAGGAAAGAAACACTTCGCTTATAATAGCGCGGGTGTACAGGCAGCAAAACGGGAGTCAGCTAGAACTGGCCAACCACTTGTACACCAAAAGAAAAAATCCAGTTTGGCGGGCGCTATGAGGGGAGCATCGTACGGTAAAACATCGTAATGGCTCTTATCAAGAATGTCCAGCGTACCGTATCCATAAATACGGGGTATGGATTCTCTGACCTGTTAAACTATCTAAATGATCGTAGTTTAATTACTTCGACGACAGAAATTACTGTTATAACAAAGGGTGTAGGAACACCTGATCCAACATACCTTTGGTTACCTTACGCATCAAGTGGTGGTTCTTTCTATACTGGAAGAACAGCCACTCTACAGGCAACTATTGGCCCAACGGACTTGATCATTGAGGTTATTCCTGGGTCATTAGCTACATGGCCAGGATCTGGGTATATTTACTTTATTTCACCGGGGGAAGGGATATATTATTCAAGCATCAACCCTTCTACAACAAGTGCTAGTGGTAACGACGAATTCGTTATAGCATCGGTATCAGATAGAGGTTGGTCGGGTTCTCCTGGATCACATACAGCGCCTGCAGTTATAAATGAAATCGCGGTTTGGTATGTTCAGAGTATAAACTATGATGATAGTTCGGGGCAGTTTAACTTCTCTTATTTTGCTCGAGAAGCATCGCGCGTAGGTTATCAGGCACCAGATATACCTGGTAAAGTATACTCACAAGATAGAGCGCTGGCAGGTGCCCTTTTTAATGGCTATGAATTAGTACAAGAGTCTGCCACATGAGTCTTGCTATGGCGTTGTCCAACGGTCTACCCAAAGAGGATATCCGTGCGTTATTATTATCTGAAATGCAACGACGCGTGGAAACGCGGAAGACTCGCTGGACAGCACTCGATGGCCCACAGAAGAAGTTTGTTAATAGTGAGCATCCTCATATACTGTTTGGCGGAGCGCGAGGAGGTTCAAAAAGTGTTGGAATGCTTCTAGCATTTCGCAAGCATGCAGAGAAATACGGAAAGGAGGCGCAAGGTCTTCTGTTCCGCCGGTCATTCCCAGAGACGGGTGAGTTAGTGAAACTGGGTCAGTATGTTTTCGTGCAAGAAGGTTGGGAATGGAAAGTCGGGGAGCGAAAATGGGTTTCTCCCAGCGGATCCGTACTACAGTTGAAACACCTAGACGAGGATTCTGACGCTATGAAGCTTCAGGGGTTTTCGGTAACTTTCCTAGGTTTTGACGAACTCGGGAACTGGCCATCGCCAGAGCCTATTGATTTATTGCAAGCTACGATGCGGTCTGCTGCCGGCGTGCCGGTGCTATTCCGCGCCTCTGCTAACCCAGGCGGGCCAGGGCATGGTTGGGTGAAAGAGCGATATATCGATGCAGAAGATAAGGATCGTATTTTCATACCGTCCAAGATACAAGACAACAAACCATTAATGGATAATGACCCTGGCTATATTGACAGGATAAAGGGTAGTGGTCCAGATTGGTTGGTTAAAGCATGGTTGGAAGGTGATTGGAATATAGCGCCAGGAGCATTTTTTGAGAATGTATGGGATCCGTCTGTACATGTTGTAGAGCCATTTGACATACCATTAGAGTGGCGTAGGTGGAAGTCTTACGACCATGGATACAAGTCACCAGCTGGATGCGTCTGGTTTACACAAGACTATGATGGTATAATCTATATCTACAGAGAACATTATTGGAGTTCAAAGCCTAACAAAGGTAGTGAAACACCAATAGAAGACATAGCAAGGGAGATATTAGATATTGAACAGAATGAGCGTCAAAAGAGTATACGATTCAGAAATAATGTGGCGGATTCGGCGATTTTTATTAGAGATGGTCGCCATAAAAGTGTTGCAGACGTATTTGCTGATTATGGTGTTATGTGGGAAGCTAGCTCGAAAGGTCCAGGATCTAGGGTGCAAGGTTTACAAGAAATGGTGGACAGACTTAACGGTAGAACGCTTAAGGTTTTTAACACCTGTCAACATTGGTTGCGCACGGTTCCATCATTACCTGCTGACCCCAAGAGAGTGGAAGATATTGACACGTCTGCCGAAGATCATCTGTTTGATGCGACGCGATACGGATTGATGATGAAGAGGGCTAGAAAAACAAAACCAAAACCCAAAAAGATGGGCCCGGCGAAGTTTACGATGGAGTGGTTTGATCAACTTGATGAACTGTACGAGATATAGCAATGGAAGATTTAAGCTTAAGCAACATTAATCCTAATTCGAACGTAGGTATCCCTGCAGATGCTAAAGGGTTGATTAAAAAATATCAGCAGAATGTGGAGCTTTCATACCAAAAGTGGAAGGCCAGATATAAAGAGATTGAATCTGCTAGGCGTTATTCTCTTGGGAGATTAAACGACCGAACTATGGGCATGAGTGTAGAGCAAGTATTCAGTCAAAGCAAAAGACTGATTAAAGGTAATATTATCCACGCTACATTGCAAGGTTTGTTACCACACATTTATTCAAAGAATCCTGAGATCAAAGTAAGACCTGGTTTGAATGTTGACCCGCAAGGTTCACAGTATAGAGTGGCAGATTTATTTTCGAACACATTAGAAATTATACTTAATGAGTCGTTAAGAAAAGCGAGGTTAAAAAAGATTGCGAAACAGGTGTTACGCTCTTGTATGACGAGTAAGATTGGCATTATAAAAGTAACCTACCAAAGGGATTATTACAAAGATCCGCTAATAAGCAGAGAGTTTAATGATGCGCAGGATAGTCTAGCTAAGATACAAGACGATATACGACAACTGCAAGCCAATGATGGTTATTTTGGCGAGAAGGACGAGCTTGTAGAAGAAATCAAAATGACCATGAATGCTTTGTCTCAACGCGTTGAGGTTTTGCAGCAAGAGGGTTTAAACCTTGGTTTTGTAAGGCCTGAAGATTTTCGTATGGATACTTCGTTAGATTCATTGCAAGATTATAATGCTGCCAGATGGATAGCAAACGTAACGTGGATGACGCCGTCAGATGTTATGGAGCGCTTCCAGCTTACCAAGAAAGACATTGAGAAGTATACGATATACCGTAGAACAACAGAAGGTATCTCTAATCGTTTAAATAAAGATAGCGCTACTTACAGCGGTGAAGAGGATGTTAATTTAGCTATTGCTGTATGGGAGTATTGGGATAAGACAACCCAAACTGTATATACCTGGTGTGAGGGTAGTGACAAATGGTGCAGAGAGCCTATGGTTCCCACAAAGATGGGCGAACGATTTTTTCCATATTTTGTTCTTGGATTAAATTGGATCGATGGGCAAGAATGGCCTGTATCTGAAACAGAACTAATGATGAGCTTGCAGGATGAATATAACACTGTACGCGATCAGTTAGCAGAGCATAGAAAATTATCAGCTCCCTTTTATGTTGCTGATGCTTCACGTGTTAACGAAGAAGATATAGAGGTCTTCAGTAACGCTACTATCGGTGAAATCGCTATGATTAACGCTTCTGGTTTAGGTGTTAACCAAGTGTTTCAACCCGTGCAAACACCGCCAATGAATCCTGTAGTATATGATACTACACCGATTAGAACCGATATGGAGTGGATTAGCGGCTTAGGAGATGCCCAGCGTGGTGGTATTATGCGTGCTAAAACAGCGACTGAAGCTAATATACAGCAGGAAGGCATGGCTTCACGTATGCAAGAAAAAATTGATGTTACAGAAGATTGGTTGAAAGATATTGCTTGGTATTCTGCTGAGATATTATTACAGGAGGTTTCACCTCAAAGAGCGATTGAGATAGCAGGACCACAAGCCTTTTGGCCTGTATTAAATAAGCAGCAACTCTATGATTCTGTTTTTATCAATATTGCAGCTGGTAGTACAGGCATGCCTGATGAAAACGCAGAGCGCATGCGTTGGATAGAATTAATGCCAATATTAATGCAGAACATTCAAATGGTACAGATGATGAGACAGGCTGGCGTACCAGACCAGTTTAATCCATATGTACAATTGATAGAAGAAACATTTAAACGTTTTGATGAGCGGATAGATATTGCTAAGTTTTTACCACCTATGCCAGAAGGCATCCAACAGCACATGATGCAAAACATGATGATGCAACAGGCTATGGGGCAAGGTCAGCAACAGGGCATGCCTAATGCTGTACAACCCCCTCCACCACCTCAAGGAGCCAATGAGGTTATGAACGCTCCTAACAATAGAGTAATGCAGAGATCCAGAAATCAACATCGACCACCACAGGGAGAAATGTAAATGGCCGAAACGCAACAGACAGAAGAGGTACAACAGACAACGTATGATGTTATGTCGGAGGCATTTGAAGAATTACATAAAGATGATCCAGTTGTAGAAGAGACACCAGTTGAAGCTTCAGAGGAGGTAGTTGATGCCGAACCACAGCCAGAAGTTACCACAGAATCAGACGTTAAAGCTCCCACCTACCAAGAAGCTCAGGACGCACAGCAAGACGCGGGGAGTGGGGATAATATTGCAGAAGAACCAGAAAAAGAACTTCAAGCAGGCGAGAGAGTTCAAGAGACAAAAGGTCTAGCATCTGAAGATGCAGAAGTTTACGATCATTTAA